TACACAATGTCTTATATCAATTTCTCGTGTTCTATCTTCTACTATTTTATATTTCATTGTGATATTAATTTTAGTAGAAGATAGCACTCTGCATATTTTTGTCTTGCTTTGCTTTTGTATTCTTGTTTAAATAATTCATATAGCTTTCTAGTGTATTGGTATTTAGTTTGACAATCTGCATAATACTTTTCTGCAAACCTTTTACCTTTTCCTTTAAAGTAATTTACATTGTCTGCAGTATCTCCTGCAATCATCTGCTCATAAAAATTATACATAGCTTCGTCTTCCGATATATCTAATATTTCTTTATGCTTATAATGGTAGTTATACATCAGGCAAGGAAACTGCTTGTAATCTTTATCTATTGAAACAATCATAACTTGATCTCTACCTAATTCTTCTGATAGCTTTTTCCAATACCTTGCAACCATATCATCCGTTTCTACACCATAACCTACAACACTATCGTATTGTTGTTTTACAAAATCGTGCATCTCTCCAAGCAAAGGTGGTAATTCTTGCTTCTTTCTATTGGCTTTATACTTGCGTGTAATTAATTTTCTGAAGTTTCCTCTAGATCCACTAAATGTAATTACCCTGTCAATATTATACATATCTTCTAACTTATTTACAATAGCCATATATTGTTCGTCAAACTTATTTCTAGCATCAGCTATGTCTGTATAATACTTTTCATCTTCAGGATTTTCTCGCTTCCTGTAACAACTTGCAAATACTAAACTATCTGCATCTACTAATAATATCATAATTCTTTTATTAATTGTTCTATGCTAGATACTGCTAATTCACACTCATTATTTTGTGATTCTCCTGATTCAATTTCGTCTAAAGCTAAAACATAAAAATGTTTTATTTCCCTTTCTAATAATGGATAGGCTTTTATTTTATCTATACAATATTCTGATAATTGTTTTATTGTCATAATTCTTTTAATGTATCTTTGATTAAACTTAAATGCATATCCTGCATCTTTTTATTTTCCTTTACAACTTGATCTACTATAAAACCTAAGTCTTTAAATAAATGCTCTACATTAAATACAACCCAATTATTATCTCCATATTCTATGTGTAATTCTCCGTCTTGACAATGCAATGTACTTGTTTCGTGTATGTATGTAGTTTTATTCTTTGTCATATTGTGATAAATTTATTTGTAAATAATTTCTTAAATCTGAGTTTTCTTTTATTCTAAACTTGATAGTGATGTCAGTTATAGCTTGGTCTTGTTCTGTTCGGTATTCGATTGATTTTTTAACCTCATCCCATAGTGCTTGATTTACTTTCATCTTCTAGGACAATTACTTAAACGATATAATTTCTTGAATTGTGTTTCTTCTTCTGAACTTGGTTGAGGTGTATCTGCATCAGGTGTTATAATTAAATAGCTACTTGTTATGCTTCTCGACACTTCGTATGTCCTGTTATCTTGGGTAACAATCAATAACGTGCCACCCATTTCTTTTGTATAATATGCCATCTTATTTTATTAAAGTTAGATCTAATTCTTTAGCTACATAATTAATATGCTTCTGTGTGGTCTGCGACCAATACCCTAATTGAAATAACTTACCCTCTGCTATTGTAGCAACGTGAGTTGTGTAACTCCACACCTGATTTCCTCTGATACTTAAATTCTGCTTGTACTTTGATAATTTATACATCTGTTATTTTTTTATTTATTAAACATTTTACTTATTTCCATACCCTTGTTTAAACCTTTTTCAAATTCCTGATTTGCTAGATCACACAATATATCATTTAATGCGATAAATTGTTCTGTTGTTAGATCTAAGTTTAAATCATTTTTTCTATCGAATGCTTTTCTTAAATTTGATTTTTTTGTTTCTGTTACTGACATTTTTACTTTATTTAGATTATAGCTTTATTGCTTATACTCAAAGATAGTAAAAACTAGGTTATCTACAAAAAGTTTAATAACTTTTTTTAAGAAATATTAATATTTATTATACTAGCATCATTTTCTTCTAGTAAATAAACATCTTTGAGAAGTCTTTTTTTAGTCCACATTGTAGTATCAGGACAATATTTTTTTACAGGTATTGGCATTTCTATATGATTTAGCCAATATAAGAAGTTGCCTTTAGGATCATTAACAAAATATAATTTAATTACATCTTTATCTAATGACATTAAGGCATCGTACTTGTCTTTTTCAAGCATCTTTTGTTCGTAATACTTATTACGAAATTTCATTTCAATAACGCAGTCTTTTCCCTTTGGTGTTTTACCTTTTGCATCGTATCTAGTAAAACCATCACCACACCATTCTAAATCCCATCCATCTAAGTTAAGCAGGAATACAACTGCCTTTTCCCACTTATTAATCTTTTTTAATCCCATTGTTCCAAATAATATTCAAGTCTTTTATCCATTGAACTATTCTTTTGGGGTTACAAGTACAAGGTTTATGGTATTTATGGTTGTGGTATTTTGCGTGTAGTTGGCAAACCAATTCAAATTCTTCAGGGGATAAGTGCTGTTTTTTACCCATCCTAAATTTTCTCCAATCAATTCTATCTTCTTTTTCAAATCTTACCATCTTTTGATTTTTATATTATTAAGACTTTCTCGTCTTTTATCACAATTACATTTTGTTCCTTTATAAGTATGATATTTATCTACTAGGTATTTTATACCTGTATATTTAGTTATGTAATAAATTAGATCCCCTAGTTTCATTTGAATTTTGTTAAATGTTTATTATCTATTACGTATGTTTCTCCAAAGCCAAAATCTTTAATTTCTTTTAATTCTATTACTTTTTTTCTTTTTATATGACCTATCAATTCAACAGAGTTTTCTTTTACCCAAGCAAGTACATAATGCTTTGCTATCTTTCTTTTAAATTGATTTGCAAATAATAACAAAGGTGGTCTATTCTTAGAATTAGAAGATTTTACATCTACACCATATTTAAAGTCACTTCCTGAATCTCCCTTGCCAATAGTTAAAATATCTACCTGCTCCCCTGTATGTTTAGAATAAGCATATTCTCCAAGAACACCAATGTAGTGTCTCCACCAAGCAGGTTTACTTTTAAAAAAATTAGAACTATTTTTTGTATCTGCGTGATTCATTGATCCTGACCGCTTCATCGCTAAATCCTTGCACCAATCTAATTCTTTGTCTGTTAATTTAATTATCACAATAACTTTTTTAATTTGTCCTTTACTTTTCTGTATGTGTTATAAAGTGTATAATATTCGATATATGAATTTCTAGAAAAGTCTGCTATGCTTTCACCCTCATTTATTATTTCAAAAACTTTTCTGTCATACCAAAACATTTTATTTAATTCTGCTTTGATTTTATCATAGGCTTTATCATAATCTACATCACAATCTAATTTAGAATAATCAGTATCTTCAATATTAAGCATTGTAATGTTTTTACCTTTACGTTTTAAATCAATATACAATGTTTTTAATACCTTATAGATGTAATAATAGTTAATATCATTGTCATAATAAATAATATCTAAACCTGCTTCTATTTTTGGTATTATTTTAATATACATTTCCTGAACAATGTCCTCAGAAATTATACTATTACAACCAAATGAATTGACTACATTAATCCAAGTCTTATGCTTTTTAGCTAGTAATAATATAACTTCCTTATTAGACATTTTTTATTTTAATGGATCGTATAAATTTTCTATTATCTCAGGTAGATCAAAATCATTTACTTTAAAACTAAATGTATCAAATGAATAACCTCTAGATCTGCCACACTTTACAGTCACCCAGTCTTTGTTTACAGTGTTTGCTTCTAATTGTATAACCGTTTCTGCTTTCTTTTCTAATTCAGTACCTAGATGTCCTGTTCCTAGTTTTTGACTACCAAAGTTTTGATGTATAACGTTTATTATGTGAATATTGTAATCTGCCGACCATTGGATTAATTTTTGCACTATCCACTTACTTTCTAATAAATTATTTATATCAGAAATTAAGTCTGCTATTCCATCTATAATTAGTAAAGATGGTGTGTTAATTTTTTCTTCTAAATAATGTTCTATAAATTCCACACTAGTTTTATAACCTATTGTCCTTAATCCAAAGGTATGATAATTTTCTGACTTTATGTTACTATCCATTTTATGTGGTCTTTCAAATACTTTTTGACAATGCCATAACCCTTGCTCGGTGTCTATATGAATTAGATGCCCATCTTCTCCTCTGTGTCCTTTTATGTTTCCACCAAAATTATTTTGACCACTTAAATAACAAGATGCTAGAAGTGATATAAAAAATGTTTTCTTTGTTTTAGGTGGTGCAGTTACTACTGATATATTTCCGTATGTTCCTAGTGGAACAGGTACTATTGAATCACCCTCTATCTTATTTGATTTATGCACTACTTCTCCGTAAGATAATGCTACAGGTGGATATTCTACTTTTTCTTTTGAGTTTACAAAGCAGTCTTCCTCTATAAACTGCATTAGCATTTTGTGTTCGTTCTGTTTTTCTGTCATTTGATAAATATATAAAAAAAAAGGCATAGATTATAAAACCTACACCTTTTTATTAAAATTGGTTAGTTTTAAAATGGTAAGTCTGCATCGGCAGTAGCTTCTTGTTTAGGTGCTTCTTCTTCACGTTCTGCTAGAGTTATACTCCCATCAGTCCAAACTACCTTTCCATTTCCTAGATAGGTTTTCTGTACTTTTGCATCTCGTTCTTCTTTGGTTTGACTATCCATAAAAGCAACATTGTTTCCATACCTTGTTTCGTCTTGAACAGATATTGTAAAATTATAATAGACTGCTCCGTCTTTACCCATTATAAATTTTTCTTTTGGTAATTTGTCTACTCTAATAGACCCTGTAATAAGTGTACTCATAATTTATTTATTTAGTTATTAATTTCTTTGAATAATAATTTTCTTCTGATCCAAGCTGATTTTGGTAATCTTTCTTTTTTACATTCTTTTGTAATATACTCAAAATCTTCTTGAGTTACTCTAATAGTTATAATTTTATTCATATCTATTTCTTTTTAAAGTCGTCTGATTCATCTTCTCCAAAAACTCCTAGTTCATAAAATCCTGTAAGTTTTAATACTGCTCTGCTTAATGCTCGTTTCTCTGCCATTTCAGCAACATACCAACTATTGCAATTTCCATCTTTATAATTA